ACACCCATTATTTGTAAGAAATTATAGTTCTGTTCAAAAATGTTTAGATGCAGATACATGGAATACCTGGATAGAAGCAAACTGGTCAACATTTGCAGATGCTTATGTGCCTCATCCTACATACTATGATGATATATCTGGAACTTTTAAAACAAATTATTGGCTTCCTAGAAGTGCTTCTACAAGTGACTCTCAGTATAAAACTGATTTAATAAATTTTGCTCAAGCTAGAACAAATTATTTTTATCAAGGGACTCTTCACTTAACAGAGTTTGGATATCAAGAGTGGGCAAATGATTTCTATAAAGCTTCTTTAACATTATAAAATTAAAATAAAATGAGTATTCAAGAATTAGGATTATTGTTTAAGGAGAAGATTGGAGTACTTGTATCTGTTATAATATCATTTATAATACCTATTAAACCATTACTACTTATAATAGGTTTAATTATTTGTATTGATACTATAACAGGTATTTATAAAGTATTTAAAACAAAAGAGAAATTTTCATCCAGAAAATTAAGCAGAACAATATCAAAAATGGTATTATATCTAGCATGTATAATATTAATATTTTCTTTAGATAAATTATTATTAGGTGAACTAATAAGTAGCTTTGTAACAGTTCAATTTTTTACAACTAAAGTTGTAGCAATGTTTCTTGTAACAGTAGAATTAATATCTATTAAAGAGAACATAAAAGCAGCTACTAAAGTAGATATTTGGAAAAAATTTAAAGGTTTATTAAGAAGAGCTAAGGAAGAGAAAGATGAAATTGGAAATTTTTAATTAAAATAAATTATCAGTATTTAAAATAATTTCTTACTTTTATCAAAAAAAACAAAATTCGCGATGGCAAAAATTAATTTAAACAAACAGATTTTAGGACTTGACGGAAAACCTTTTAATGCAACAAAGCAAGCATTTGTAATTATTCGAGATTCTATTTCTGGAAAAGAAGAATTTTTAAAAGATGGAAATGGTCAAGAGTTGATTGCTGAAAGGGAGACTCCTAATGAGATTTTAACTGTTAGAAAACAATTAATGAATGTACTTTTAGCCAATACTCCAAACATGGCAACTACTGATAAGGTAGAGAGATATGCTTTGTTTTTTAGAATTGAGCAAGCTAAAAATGAAGAAACAATTGAATTATCATCAGATGAAATTGTTTTGTGTAAAAAATGTTTAAATGAATTTGCTATAATTCTTATTGCTGGTCGTGTTTCTCACATTTTGGAAGGAAAAGATATTCAAACTAATGAGTAGTATCACTTCATTTTTACAACCTTATTTAGATAAGATTTCAGAAGTATTAACTAGAGTTCGTAAGGTTAATACTTCTAATTCTTTAACTTCCGAAGAATTCAAAAATCAGATTGAAACAGATAGACAATCTCTCAGAGATTTTTTTGATGAAGGGATAATTGATGCTTCTGAGTTCTATGAAGGATTAGATGAATTAGAGAAGAGAGAAAAAGAACTCAAGACTCCTTATCAAGTATATGCTGATGCATGTATTTTTGATGCAGAAGGACGAATTCTTTTACTTAGACGTACTCCTATGGATGATTTTTGTCCTGATTGTTGGAGTTTGCCTGGAGGAAAAGTTGAAATTGGAGAAACTCCAGATCAAGCAGTTTTAAGAGAAGTTGTAGAAGAAATAGGTATTAATTTCTATACTATAGAGAAAGTTTGTGAAAGAAAAATAGATAATGGTGAAATTCATTATTATAGATTTTATTTACATGACTTTCCTGAAATCATTTTAGACGCAAATGAACATTTAAATTGGAAATTTGTTAGTTGGGATGAGATGGAACAATTGCCTCTGATTTTTGACCTTAAAGATGTATTAAATGATTTTTTTAGACCAAAAAATATTGTTCTTGAAAAAGGAGAAAGTAAAAAATGGACTTCTAAGCAAGATTTAAAAGAACTTGCTAAGCATGCAAAGAATACTTCTCATGAAAATTTAGAGCGTGTAATTAAAGAACATCCTGATCCTACCATTAGAACGCAAGCGCATCAAGAGATTGCACGAAGAGAAGAAGAAGAGGGGAATAAAGATAGTTTAAAAGGTTATAAAGCACATGAGTATCACGGTAAAGATTTTAAATACGATAAAGAAACAGATTCGTATATAAATGAAGAAGATGGTACTAAAGCTAATAAAGCTAAGTTGCACGAATATAATACCATGAAACATACTGAATTAACCAATGATTTAGAATCTATCACAAAAGAGCTTTCAGAATCAACAAAGCAAAGAGATAGTTTGAAGAATAAATTAGTTAAAGAATATTATAGTAAAGTAAAAAAATCAAGATTTGTAGGCACATCAAGTAGAGACGAAGCGCAAAATGTGGCTAAAGTAAAGCTTGAAAAAATGGGATTAGTAGAAGAAGATATTGATATTGATCGCTTAAATAAAATTTTAGATAGTAAATTTAAAAATAATTAACAAAAAAGTTGTCTTGTTAGTTTTTTAATTTTAATTTTACCGAAATTATTCCTGATAATCGTATTTATTGAAAATAAATTACTGCCGTTCGGTAGTATTGCTCATGGCAAACGATAAATTTAAATTTTTTCTTCCTGCAGAATTAGTAAAGGCTTCTGATAATAAAGGTCAAGAAGTCATGATGTTTAAAGGTATTGCTTCGACATCAGATAAAGATTCTCAAGATGAATCTTTAGATCCAAGTACATTTGATTTACGTGAATCACTTTGGATAAATTGGAATCATGCTTCTTCAAAAGATCCTTCCACTATTATAGGCGAAACTACCAAAAAGGAAATTACTGCAAATAATGAACTTTATATTGAAGGATATCTTTATCCAGAAGTACCTGCTGCCAAAGCAACTTATACTTTAATGAAAGCCTTACATAATTCTCCATCAGGAAATAAATTAGGTATTTCTGTAGAAGGTAAAGTAATTAAAAGAGCTTCTGAGGACAAAAATAGTCCTTTATATAATAAAATTCTTAAAGCTAAAATTTCTGGTGCTGCTCTTTGTCCGGTTCCTATTAATGGAAGAACTTGGGCAGATATCCTTAAAGGAGAAATTGATAGTGAAGAAGAAGAGTTTGATGAAGAAACACAAAAAGCTATGACTGCTGCAGATGGAGATGGTGTTACTTCTAAAGAAAGCATAGAAGGTGCTAAGAAAGAATTGAAAAAAAGCGAAATCTTTGAACAAATACGTAATCACTTTCCTGAGATAGATATTGAGAAGGCAAAATCGGTTTATCAAATAATTGAAAAAATAAGTACAATGGAAAATAAAGAAAAAAAGATTACAGATGAAACGCTTAGTAAAGCCTTCCAAATTCTAGGTTTGGCTAAAGAAGCAGAATCTGCAGAAGGAGCAGCAGCAGCAACTCCAGCAATTTCAACTACTATTTCAAAATCAGAAGGTGCTGATGATGAGGATGAAGATGAAAAAGAAATGGTTGAAAAAGCTGGTGAAAAATGTAAAGTGATGAAATCAGAAGGTAAAACTGACGAAGAAATTAAAAATACATTGATCAAAAAAGGCTTTGGAGAAGCAGTAATTACTAAAGCTCTAAATGCAAGTCCTAAAGTAGACGGTTTGAGTAAAAGTGAAGTAGCAAACATTGTTAAATCAGCGTTAGCTCCTTATGTTGAGAAAATTGATGCAATTACTAAAGTGATTGCTAATCAACATGAAGAAAATGAAAATTTGAAAAAATCTGTAGAGACTATTAGTCTTGAAAAGAAAGGTTTAGAAGATAAACTAGAAGCGATTTCTAAACAATCTAATGGTCCAAAATCATTCATTAGTAAATCATATACTGATAGACCTTTCAATGCTACTGGTGAGCAAAGCAATTCTTCTAACAGTACAACAACTAAATTCAACATCAACAATCCTTTAGATCGCAAAAATCTAAAAGCAGTACTTCTTGATAAATCAGGAATTATGAAAGGTGAAAAATTTGATGAAAATCTTGCAGGTATTGCTCAAGACGTTGAATTGACAGGAAAAATTCATAAATCTCAAGATCTTTTGATTCTTAAAAATCACGGAATCGAAATTGTTACAGAGTAAAAGAATTCATTGATAATCGGTATTTAAAATAAAAAACAAATAGACAAATGAAAGGTTTACAAGATTATCAAGAAGGCTTCCTTGGCGGTCAGCAAGAAGGTGCGATGGAGCTTTTGAAAGCTATGCAGGCTGGTAATATCACAGGACGTGATACAACTAACCAGTCATTAACGATGGAACCTCTTAAAGTTGAATCTTTAGAGACTACATTAAAATTACTTGAGTATCGTACTCAAGATATCAAACTATTGAATCGTATGCCTAAATTAACAGCATATAATACAGTAGAAGAGTTCTTACAACTTGAATCTTATGGTATTAACCGTGGTGGTTTTTATCGTGAAGGTGAACTTTCCGATACGGAAGATTCTAAATATGTAAGACGTGCTGAAATTGTAAAATATATCCAAATTACTGGAGAAGTTACAATGCAAGCACAAATGGTAAAATCTTACGTAGACGCAATGCGTAAAGAAGTTGAGAATAAAACAATGTGGATTCGTCGTAAAGCAGATGTCGCTTTAACTAAAGCGGATGCTGATGTTATTCCAGAAGAATGGAATTCTCTTTACAAACAACACGCTTCTGTTGGTACATCTGTAGGATACCTATACTCTACCTTGGAGCAATACTTCACTTCAAATACAGTAATTGATTTACGTGGTAAATCTTTAAAACAAACTCACGTTGAAGATGGAGCAGTAAACATTGATGATAATTATGGTAGTGTAAGTGATTTATTTGCTCCTCCAACAGTTATTTCAGCGTTAGCGAAAGATTATTTTGATGATCAACGTATCTTACAGAATGCTGATAAAGCTTACAGAGGTATCATCGGTACTGATGTAAAAGCGATTGCAACTACTATGGGTGATGTTTCTTTAATGAGTGATAAATTCATGAAAGCTGATCCAGGTAAAGTAATTGCAACTGCAACTGCAGATCCAAAAGCACCTGCAGCTCCAACAGCAGGAACTAATCCAGCATTGGCTGCTGATACATTAGCTAAATTTCAAGCTGGTGAAACTGGAACAGTACGTTATGCAGTAAGTGCTGTAAATCGTTATGGTGAATCTGCTTTGACACTTTTAGGTGCTGCTGATATCACTATCACTTTAGCAAATTCAATTGATTTGAATTTCACTGCAACTGCTGGTGCATACGATGCAACAGGATTTAAAATCTACCGTACTAAACCAGGTGTTGGTTCAACTGGAACTTTCTATCCAATCTTTACAGTATCTGCTCCTCAAGTAGCTGCTGGATATGATGGAGCTGCTGCAGGATTTGTACGCGATAGAGGTCGTTTCTTGCCAGATACAGAACAAGCATTTTTGACTGAAATGTCTGATGATGTTCTTTCTTTGAAAGAATTAGCACCAGTATCTAAATTAGATCTTGCTGTGATCAGTATGTCACGTAGATTTATTACTTTCTACTTTGCCACGCCGCAGCTCTATGTGCCCAAGAAAATGGTGCGCTATATCAATTGTGCTAAAACACTTGTTGCTTAATAGTAATTGAAATGTTAATTTTAACCCTATATCGTAAAAGGTATAGGGTTATTATTTTTATATGAAATCAGGAATTTATAAAATCACAAATCTTATCACTAACCAATTCTATATTGGTAGTGCAGTTTGTTTTCGAAAACGAAAGGTTGAGCACTTTTCAGCTCTTAAAAGAAATTCGCATATCAATAAACATCTCCAAAATTCCTTCAATAAACACGGCGAATCTAATTTCATTTTTGAAATTCTCGAAATAGTTGAAGATAAAACTAAATTAATCGAAAGAGAACAACACTATTTAGATACTTTAAAACCACACTATAATATCTGTAAAACTGCAGGTAATACATTAGGTAGAGAAGTTACATGGAAAATTTGGAACAAAGGTGGCAATTTATCTGAAAAACATAAACAGAATTTAAGTGAAGCTTGGGAAAGACGTAAAATAGAAAAACCTTATTCTATTGAAACTAGAGAGAAGATGTCTAAATCTATAAGTGAAGCACGTAAAAAGCCAGAAGTAATTAAAAAATATCAAGAAGCTCTTTCTAAACGAAAACTCATCAAATGTCCTCATTGTGACTATACAAGTAAAAATATAGGTAGTTTGAAATCAGTTCATTTTGATAACTGTTTAAAAAATCCTAATTTGGACATAAAAGCCTTCTTAGAAAAGAAAAGATTGATTAAACTAAAAATTAAAACGATCAAAAATAACAATAAATTAAATATAAATTCTTAAATTTAACTCATAAATTAAAAAATCGTAATTATGGAAAAAACAACTTTGTATTCCAGAGATGCAAGAACGAAAGGTAAATTAATTACTCTTCCTTTGATTGGAGACACTCAATTTAGTGACGAGAACACAATTGAAGTAAATGAAGATAAAGTAGATGAACTATTATCTTTAGATTTTGGAATTAAAATGTCATTAACTGAAAAAGATGAACTTCCTAAAATGGATCCAAAAGAAATGAGAGCTAAATTAAAAACACTTTCTCAAACTGAATTGGAAGATTTATTAACTGCATATCCAGAAGAGGAAGTGAAAGGCTTAACAAAAAAATCTGACGTTGTTAATTACTTAATTAGTAAACTATAATGCCAACAATATCCTTTAAGGCACCCTTTTCTAAAAATAACGGATTAGTATATTCTCCACAAGAAATAAAAAGTGTTTTCTTATCAGATATTACTAATACTTCATCATTGGCCAAAATGTCTGATGATGATTACGAATTTCAGATTAGAGCAGCACAAAGGGAAGTTGAAAACTATTTATCAATTAAACTCTTTAGACAAGTTTATAGTGAAAATTTAGAGTTCAATAATGATGAATGGAGACATTGGGGATTCATAAAGACTAGTTATATGGTCGTGTGCCCATTAAGTTTAGAAGGTTTTTTAAATACAACTAAACAAGCAACATATCCTAAAGAATGGTTATCAAGTAAACAAGAATCGAATGATGAATTATATCATAGATCCATTTATATGGTACCAGCAGGTAACACTGGAGCAATAACTAATTCAGTAATTTATGCAGGAATATTGCCTAATTTGGGTTATTTAAATGCTGGAATAATTCCTAATTATTGGAAAGCAACTTATACAACTGGATTTGATAAAATCCCTGCAGATATTATTCATTTAGTAGGTATTTTGACAGCTATTAGTTTGTTATATATTGCTGGAAACAATACTATAGGCATTCCAGGTGTTGGTTCATCTTCATTATCAATAGACGGATTAAGTCAATCTATTTCTACTAATAACTACTATTTAGCGCGTATTAAGGCCTATATAGAAGATATGAATAGAAAATTAGAAAATGCTAAAGGTACTTATCGTGGATTTTCTTGGGGAGTAGCATAAATGGCAAAAACTGTAATACCAACATCAGCACCATTAGGATCGAGTAATCCTCAGGTAGATTTTAAAAAAGATTCGTTTGAAGGACTTATTTGGCAAAAAGGTCATAAGGTCATTAAAGAATCTGCTTTGAAATGTTCCTGCGTTAGTCCTAGTGTCAATCAACAATCTAATTGTAAAAATTGCGGAGGTACTGGTTGGATCTTTATTAATCCAACTGAAACTCGAATGATGAGTCATTCAATCAATTTGTCTACAAAATACAAACAGTGGTCTGAAACGAATGTAGGTACAGTTTCTCTTACCTGTTTATCTCAAGATGAGTTGGGGTTTATGGATAGAATTACTATTTTAGATGGTAATAGTATTTATAGTCAAGTTTGTTTTTTGAAAAGATATAATGGTGTTTTTTACTTCAATACTGTTTATCCAATTAAACAAATCAAATATATTGGTGTTTTCAGAGATACACAACAAAAATTAACTCCGTTAGTATATGGTGTAGATTACACATATACTGAAAACAAAATCATTTTTTTAACAGCTGCTAATTTTACAGATACCTCTGCACAACAGTTGGATTGCTCTATCACTATAAGATATCAACATGCTCCTCAATATCATGTTTTAGATCTTCCTAGAGAAACGATTCAATTCTTTCTTAGAGGTGAAAATGAAAAACTAGTTGATTTACCTATTCATGGAATAGCAAGAAGAGTGCATTATGTATTAGATCAACAAAATTTTGACAATACGAGACTTTTAGATAATTCTATTCCTGTTAGTGATATAGATCCATTTAATCCTGAGAAAATTATATGTTAATTCCTATCGAAATAAATCAACAGGACATTTTAGATAATTTCAATATCTCTAAAAAAGAGGTTGAAGATATTATGGATTTAGCTATTAAAAATGTTACTGCAGCGTTTGCTATCGAATGGGAAAATAAAGCATTACAATCTTTATCTTCTACTCGCTCCAGATATGTGGCAAATTTAAAAGTTGTTGATGAAGGTCGTTTGTCAGGAGCCGTAATACTCGATTATAGTAAGGATAAGTTAGTTAAAATGCTTGAAGAAGGCGCTTCTGCCTTTGATATGAAAGAGTATTTTAAGAAGTCTGATAAAGCAAAACAAAAAAAGAATGGTTCTGGATGGTATTTAACAGTTCCGTTTTCAATTGGAACTCCTGGCTCTCTTCAAGAGAATTTTACAACAGTAATGCCACAACAGATTTATAGCATTGTAAAAAAACAAGATGTAGATCCAATTTCTCTTAGAAGTAAAGGTGTTTCTAAAGGTGAAATTCCATCAGAATTAAATCAAAAACGTGTTCGTCCTGGATTCACAGCAATTTCTTTACCAAAGTCAAAATTGTTTGAAGAATATCAGCACAAGAATAGTATTTATGAAGGTATTTCAAAACAAACTTCACCTATTACTGGACAAACCACCTACTCTTCTTTTAGAAGAGTGAGTGATAAATCTGATAGTAATAGTTGGACTCATCCTGGTATTGATGCTGGAAATTTTGCTGAAAAGGCATTTGAACAATTTGAAATGAAAATGCAAGTTGTATTAGAAGACTCAATGAATGATGCCTTGAAATATTTTGGTTTGGAATAATGATAAAAGCTCCTGAAATAATATTACTCAATTCGTTTAGAAATCTTTTCAATCATCTTAGAAAAGATCATGCAGATTGTTTGGCTGCAGGCGATGAAACTAAGAGTCTTTTGTATTTAATAACAGTTGATAATGCTCTACAAAGGTATAATTTGTTTGAGCAAGCAAAAACAGTGTTTCTTATTCAAGATGATAATCCTCGTTACTTAGATGTGAATTTATTCTTTAATGCAGAAAGAGCTTCTATTCCAACATTACATATTACTATTCCATCAGAAATGGAAAAGAATAATACTATTGGAATAGGTGAAGGATTCAATGATTATTTTTACGATCAACAACAAACTTCTTATAGAAGGACTTTTAATAGAAGATTTAATTCAAGATATCAATTAGTATGTACTAGTGATAATTCAAATGAAGTCGTTTTAATTTATCATGTTGTAAGAAATACGTTGATCTCATTAACAGAACATTTGAATCAAAGTGGACTTGAATGTATTAAATTGTCTGGTAGTGATATTTCTTTAAATCAAGAAATTATGCCTACCAATGTATTTGCGAGAGGTATTGGATTAGATTTTGAATATAATGTCCAAGCTTTCGATTTATTTTTAAATCAATTATTACCATTTGCGTTAGCAGGTGTCGATTCTAAACCAATTGATCCTGATATCTCAAGTAGTATATAAAATATTTTAATAATTATTTTTTTTATAAAGAAGAATTTTGTATTTTTACGAAAATATAACTACACTCGGTAATTCAATTCTGAATTAGATAATGCCTACATCATTTGTATTTAATGGGAAAATTGTTAAAATCCCAGGAGCTTACTCGACCATAAAATCAGGTATGAAGAATCCACCAATTGCATTACCTTATGGTAATGTATTAATCATCGATACAGGCTCTGGAGCTGGTTGGGGTGGAGGAGCTGGTGTTGCTGGTCAATTTTCAAGTGGTAAAGATTCAATCTATGAATTCGACAATATTGGAGATTATAGAGATTTTCAAAAAGGTGGTATTCATTGGCTGTTAGGACAGCCGCTATTTCGACCAGGTGGTGTAGGATATAATGGAGTATCGAAAATTTCCTTTATTAAAGCAGCAACTACTACAGGTGCAGTTATTCAATATGATTTTGATGATACAGATGCATCAGTTTCAGGACAGCCGTCAGGAAGTTCTTTAACAATTGCTGTAACTGATGAAGGATTGATTGGTAATGGTACTCTGGTTAGTGGCAATTTAACAAAAGGATTTGCTGGTAAAATGTCAGCTGGAGTAATTGATCCTACCAAATTTATTTTGACTTTTTACAGAGGTACATATAAAGGATTAGATCAAAATTCTCTTCCTTTTGATGGAATTAGTGAAGCAAACTCTATCGCTACAGTTGTAGCAAAATCTCCTGAGGTATCTAATATTCAAGAATTGATCGATTGGATGCGTATTGATTATTTATTCAATAAAAGTTTTAAATTAGTCAATTCAACAATTATTGGTACTGGAAATTTAGCACCAGAAGATTTAAATTATTACAAAAATTATAATTTAGCATCAGGTGGAACTGAAACTTATGGTGATCCTGCTTTACTTGCTTCTGTTTTAGAAGCTGTAATTGATTCAGATATTAATTTTATTTTATCTGATCAATATGGCGCAAATGCAACTTCAACTAACAACATGTCTATTTTAGATCATATTGTTAATGAAAGTAAGTTTAAACCTGAATTATATATTGGTGGTGGTAATGATATTAATGATTTTAGATCAGTATCCATTGCTGCAGCACAAGCATTTAATAATGATTCAGTTTCTTTAGTACATGGTGGAATTTTTAAACAATCCCAACAAGGATTAAGAACATATAATGTTCTTTATCATACTGCTGCCATGATGGCAAGAGAAGCTGGATTAGAACCGCAAACTCCAATTGCATTTAAGAATTTGGATTTTGATGGTATGACTCATACATTAACAGATAAAGAGGCTGAATTAGCTTTAGATTCTGGAGTTTTAATAACTCGTTTAGATGGTAGTACTTACGATATCATTAAAGGAATTAATACTCTTCAAGATAATGATTATTTGATTAATGATAATAGTACTACATCTTCTAAACAAATTAAACGTATTGCACGACAATTGAATAAAGAAATCATTGTTAATGCAAAACAACAATTATTAAAACAACCTAACGGTGTTAACAGAGGAAGTTTAAATGAACAAGATGTTGAGAATTGGTTAGTTGGTTATTTGAAAACTAAAAAACCTTCATTGATTTTAGATTTTAGTGAAATTGTGGTAACTCGACAACAAGATGGTTTCTTTATTTCTTACAAATTTGCTGCAAATAGTGAAATTTCATTCTTATTCTTCACTGGATTCTTAATTGGATTGTAATTGGTTAGTTTAATAAATATTCGTTAAAAGAAAATAATTTGATCCAATGGATATATTACACGCTGGAATAGCTATAATTAAGGTAAAAGGAAACCCTGTAGGTTATATGAGAAACGTTACGGTAAGTGAAAACTATCGTAGAGTACCTGTAAGAGGACTTGGTACAATTATACCTTCAGAAGCAGTAGTTACTGAATGGAATGGTAGTTTAACTTGCTCATTTTTTGAAATTGATTTTAAACAATCAGGTATTCCAGGAGCTTTGCGTAGAGATGTAGGAGTTGGTAATGGAAGATCTCAAATCATCATAGGTAATAATCAAACTAACTTTGAAGATCAATTAGTACTTGATAATAATGGAGTTCAACTTGATTTTTATAAGAAAGTTGGAGATATTTTGAGTCCAATTGGATTAGTAGTTCCTAAATTATCTCCTTATGCAATTATTAGTCGTTGCTTGATTGAAGGAGAAAATATTAATATTGATGAAGGAGGAGTTTCTGGTAGAAATCAATCCTTTGTTTACTTAGATCCTATTGTAATGAATCCATAATAGATCACAACGATGTAAACATGAAAGAGAGTTTAATATTTGGTTATTAACTCTCTTTTTTATTATCTTTATAAAAAATAAATCGTTATGAAAACACCTGAAAAATCAATTACATTTTCAGTTCTTGAAAATGAATACAAAATTACCTTTCCTAATAATGGTCAGTATATTGAACTTCAATCTACAAAAGTGAGATTGAGTAGAGATACTTATGGAGCTTTATCTGGAAATTATGAAACTTCATCTCAATGGGCAAAATATACTATTGATATGATTGCCTTTATGACAATATTATGTCCTAAATTGAAGGAAGATTTGAAGGTTGCGAGTTTATCTGAGCTTGATATGTTATCAAGTAAAGTGTTGGTAAAAGCTTATATTGAGCAAATTGTACCTTGGTTAGATGAATGGGAAACACTTCTTTCTACTGAACCTAAACAAGAAGAATCGAAAGAAGAGAAAAAATCAGAATAAATTTATGAAAGCTGATAATCAAATATCAGTTGAAAATCTTGAAGAATTTCTAATTGATTGGAATCTCAAATTTAAATTTGATCGATTATACCGAAAGAAATATAATATTCCTTTTGGCTCCAAAGCTCATTTAGAAGCAAATCAAGTTGATATCTATCTTGATATTTTAGAAGATAAAATGATGAGTAGATTACAAAAAGAATACGATGCACACATTTCTAATTTAGAAGATTATAATAAGACTGGAAAATTCTTAAAAGAACAACAAGAAGATCCAGAAGCTGTTGAAAAAATGCTTAAAAACTTTAGATTAAGATAATGAGTACAGAAAAGAAAATTATTTTTACTGCTCAGGATAATAATGTTGCTCAGAAAGCAAATCAAATCTATAGTAGCATTTTACCTAAATCTAAAGAGTATTCTGCTAATTTAAAAGAGCAGACTAGCTATATTGAAAGACAAGTTAGAGAACTTGAGAAAAAAGCTCGTTTAGAGCAAAAAACTGGTAATGCTATTCTTAAAGAGCAAGAATCTTTATTAGCAGCAGCAAGAACTCCTCGAGAAAAAGCAAAATATGAAGAGAGAGTTAATAGAGTTAAAAATGAGCTATCTGACTCCACAACTGTCTTAGAAACTCTTAAAGAGCTTTTAAATGAGACAAAAAGACAAAATGCTCATACTGAAAAAGTTGAAAAAGAAACTGCTAAAAAATTAAGATTAGAAGAAGATCGTTATCAATCTCAAAAATCACTTTGGAGGCAAGAAGTTCAGTATGATAAACAGGGTGTTAAAGATCGTATTAAAGCTGCTGAAAAGAATAATTTTAAAGATTTAACTCCTGATCAAGTTGAAAAACTTATGTTTCAAAAGACTATTTCGGGTGGTGATGGAAAAGATAAAGGTATATTTGGACAAGTATTTGCTGGTACATTAGCTGCAGGTATTGTTCAAAAAATTGGTTCTACATTAAGTACAATTGCAAGTGCTTCTACTGGAGAACAAGCTTTTAATTCTTTATTAGGAGGAGTTCCTTTTGTTGGAGATGTTTTAAGTAAGGCGAGTCAAAGAAATTTTGAAGAACAATATGCTGTAGGAACAGGAGTAAAGAGATTACGTGCATTAACTGGATATGGTGGATTAAGAATTGGAGGTAATAATGATATTGGTTTTTCTACTAGAGAAAATACTCAATCTGCAGCTAATTTAATTCCAGCAGCAGGTTTTGCAGGTGGTTATGATAAGTATGGTAATCAATCAAGCTTACTTGAAAGAGGATTAGCTCTTTCTCCTCAACTTATTAGTCAACTTGTTAAAGATATACGTTCTACCTCAAATAATGCAGATTTACTTAAAGTAGTATCTTATGTACTTAATGCAAATCCTGAATTAAGAAAAGATCAAACAAGATTTTCAGAAATATTAACACAAACTTCTCAATTAACAAATCAATTAATAAGTCAATCTGAAAACATAAGTTTAAAGCAAAATGCTGGAGTTGTAGGAGCATTAAGAAGTATAGGAGGAACATTTGCAGATCCTACTTTAGGAGGTCAACGCATGCTTTCTATTAATAATGCATTAACAAATCCTGGAAATGATTTTCAAAAAGCCCGTAGTTTTGGTGTTTTAAGTGGATTAAAACCAGGTATGAGTTATTTTCAAATGCTGGAAGCACAAGAAAAAGGTATTGGTCAAGAAGGTTATTTAGAAGGAGTTTTGAAGCAATTAGAGCGTGAAACTGGTGGTGGTGAAAATTTAATGTTAGCTGTTCAGCAAAATTTAGGACTTGGAGCTAGTACTTCACGTCGCTTAGTTGAAGCACGAAGAAAGAATCCTAATATTTTTGGGAATTTTAAGGGAGGAACTGAAGATATCGAATCTATACTTGGTTTGACAAATAGAGCTGTAGACTCAACATCAAGAAAAGATAGAGAAGCTGCAGAAATGTCTGATAAATATTTACTTGGAGCTTTTGATGGATTAACAGAAGGAGTTAAGCAAACGGCAAGTGCATTAAAGAAATTTGCTGAAGATATAGGTCTTATGATACCAACACCTAAAACAGCTGCTAAAAATTTTGTACAAGAAACAAATAAAGTATATTATGAATAAAAAAGAAAATTATCATATTTATACACACTGTGATCCATTAATTAGTGATTTAGGATCATTTGTATCAGAATCAGAATCGTTAGGTGTTGGATTGAATATAGTTGATTTATTAAATTATCAAGATGAAAATTCTAATTATAATTTAGATAATTTAACTGCCCATTATTCTGTAAGTGAATTGAATCAATATTCAAGTTTAATACAGCAAATTAAAAGTTATCGTAAAACTTCTTTAGATGTAATTAGTGCTACTACTTCAAATACTAATAATGCGATTGTTAGTAATTCTAATGTCAATTTGTCTTCAACAATTGTATTAGAAAATTATGTAAAGCCTAAGAATATTAGTGCATTACAAGCTGCTTTTAAATTAGATTTAACTTTTATTAATCACCCTTTAACTCAAAGTAATAAGAGATTATTAGATAAATTGTTTAATGATGATGTAAAATTATTATTTCAAAAATTTATCTATTTAATTGAAACAACAACTGATTATTTGGTTGAAATAAATAATTCAACACGCACTTTACAAGAGCAAAGACAGCAGATTAAAAAAGGTAATAGTAAATCTGATTTTTCCTATCACATGGTAGGATTGGCTATTGATATAAAACTAAGACATAAAGAAGATAGTGATTTGAATTTAGATAAGTCTTCATCTAAACAAGAATGGATTGATGAGGGCATTATTGCTATTTCTAATCAGCTAAAATTAAAATGGGGTGGAACATTTGATGATGTTGAAAATGACGTTGTGCACTTTGATTGTAGAAATTACTATATTGTAAATAGCAATGGCTATGTGAATGCTTTAAAGCAAAAAGAAAGCACAGCAACTACAACTAGCAATACTACTACTCAAAATACAACTACACAAGAACAAGAAATTGATAACTCTCCATATACTAGTTTACCTATAAAAATGGGTACAGTTTTGAATTTACCTATTATAAAGGTAGATCGTTCCGTTTTAATAAATGAAACTAATCAAGTTGTAAAGACTATTGATTTTGAAAGTTTTTTAGCGAAAGAGCTTGTAAGACTATTAAGTGATAAAGGATATCAAAGAGTTTTTACTCCAAATAAAGGAACTGAGTTTAAAGGAACTGTTCAAGAAATTTATCCACACATATCTGTATGGGTTTGGAGTAGATCTTTATCTATTAAAGATATTTTACCGCTTTCTAATGAAACAGTTTATGAGCATCAAATTGTTAATATTACACCATATATAACATCTTTAAATACTTCAAATTTTGAAAATGGAGGTAATTTTAACATCTCTGTTGCTCCAATTGTATCTGAATTAAAAAGTAGTGGATCGAATAGTAAAAGTTGGACATTAAAAGAAAATTCACAACAAAATTCTAAAGGTGCTAATAAGTACTATGTAAATAGTGGCCATATTCATTATGTTGAAAATAATGAGTTGAAAAGAAGTAATTTATTTTTCGATAAAGCTTTTCAAGAAAACGATGTTGTATTTATTAAATTTGAAAAATTAGAATTAGAATACGATAGAAAGTTTTTGGATGAATTGGAAATTATCTCCTTAGATAAATTACCTGATCAAATTTTTGATATGATCGGTCTTATTGATGTTTGTAGTACATCCACTAATTTTGAAAGTTTGGATTGTTCTACTTCTATTGTAGGTAGAGATTTGGTTAAATTGTTGATTGAAGACGGTGTTTATTTTTATCCTAATCAATTTACAGATAGTGGTATATTTGCTAATACTGGTGCAACAAATAATCGACTATTAAGATTTAATGGAGAAATAAAAAATCGCTTTCAAGGAGGTAACAGATCAATAGGTAAAACGCTTCAATTTATAATGAATAATTTAGGGGAGATTGAAATATGTCCTTCTAGTTTATTTGATTCTTATGGATCAGTATTACTAAATAAATCATCATCTGTAGTGGTTGATAAAAGATCGAGTTTTTATCAATTAGTAAATGAACAATCTCAATCAGTTGATGAACAGTTGCAGAAGATTGCAGACAAGAAAGAAAAGATACTTGAGAGGATAGGTAAGGTTAGAGAGAAAAATAATCTTATAGGTACAAACATAAGTATATATAACATCATTAATAGTTTTTTGATTCAATTAATTGATAATAAATCTATTACAGTTGTAGGTCAAAAAATTAAATCTTGGGATTATGTAATTGATAATGTAGTCTATAAAGATCGTATTCCTGACTCATTAGATGATAAATTTATTATTTTCGATAAATATTGGACTAAGGATCAGAATCAAACAGTAAAAAATATAAGAGAATACTCTGTTATTTCTAGTTTACAAGATTTAAATGATAGTCTTGATTCAACAGAAATAGTGAACAATAATTTGATTTTATTTTCAAATTTGTCTCGTGTATTATTAAAAAGAAAGCATCAAATATTCAACAATAAAATTGTTTCGATTTCATCTATTATTTCTGAATTAGATACTTATTTAAAGCAATTTCAATCTAATGAGGCGTTTGATGATATAGGAAAAGACTCTCTCTTTAGTCAATCAACGCTTAATGAAATTAAATCAGATTATACGATTACTGTTTCTCAAGGACATAAATTATTTTTAAACGTTGCAATTAAATTATTTGATGAGTTAAGTGTTGATGAACAAAATATATTCAATGATATCTATAATTTGATTGTAGAAGAGCAAAGTATTAATCAAAATACCGTTTCTTCTGAACAATTACGACCAATGCAAGGTATATGGCAAATCATTAAGCTGGTTATTGATGATAGTGTGAAAGATAGAAGACTTGTGGATCCTAGTATAGGTAATGAAAATGGTTCCTTATTGAATGCTATTAGAAAAGTTTGTCAAGATCCATTTTGTGAATTTTTGACTGATACTTATGGAAGTCAATTCTATTTTATAGCAAGAAAGAAGCCTTTTGATCGAGAGAGTATTTTATCTATGTTAGAAGGTAGAGTACTGTATGATAGATACGATCCAGTAAATAAGCAAGTCACTCAAGAAGCTACAAGAGCTGGAATCAAATTAGACACTGAAACAGTAAATAGTTCTCTATCCTTCATTAATCAAAATTTAATTATTGATATTGAAGAGAAAGATGTGTTAGGAGATACTTTAGTATACTCAAGAGAGGTATATTCTTGGTATAAGTTAAGCTTGGCCAATTTGACTCAAGGAGTACAATCCACTATGGCATTCGCATATTTGAGAGCTATATATTTTGAAGAATTTGCTGATATTTTTGGAAGCAAACCTTTAGATTTAACAACTTCTTATATTCCTTATTCTCCAGTTTTGGATAAGAAAAAAGAATTATCGAATGCTTATTTTATCAAGCAGGCAGTATATGATTTGAAATATATGATTGAATCTCATTGCTATTTACCATTTACAAGAATGGGTACTCTTCGTATCAATGGAGATAGAAGAATAAAAAGAGGAACTTTTGTAAGACTTAAAAGTACTAATGAAATTTTTTATGTAGATGGAGTTTCGAATTCATACAGCGTTAGTGAAAGTGAAATTGATAGAGAGACTGTTTTACAAGTTTCAAGAGGTATGATAGAAAAATACATCAAAGGTGTTAATTATGTACATTCTGACGGTTCTACTCAACTAATGTCATATTTCAATATTTGTCAATTAGATATTGATGAAAAAATATTTGAAGATAAAAACTCTTCTTTTTCTTCATTTAGTGAAGGATCTTTGGCTAATTGGAAAGTAAATAAAGCAGTATTTAATTTCTTTTTAAAACGTTTACAAGCTGCTAAGAATAATGAATAATAGGAAATCTGTATCTAATAAGTCCTTAGGAGGTCGGCGAGATAGTGCTGGTATAGGTTATGTGATAATTCCAAGAGATAAGGATAAAAAATCATATATACAGCATTGTTTACGTACTGGTACTATTTCTTTTATTTTAGAAAATGGAGGTATAATTGATAATGTACTCATTACTAAATCAGCATTAAATCTTATTGATTTTCCAGAAGATTATGATAGTTTAGGTAGTATGCTTGTGTGGATTAATCAACCAAGAAAGCTACAACCAATTATTATTGGTCTTTTATCCAAAGCAGATGAATTCATTGATTTCAATAAAGAAACTACAGGATTCAAGAGAGCTAATAAAAACTACGTTGGTAATGTGCTTGTTGATGCAAATAAGGGTGTTGTAATCATTAACTCATCATCCACTACAGAAACTAACGGAGACATTTATGTTATTTCATATAATAAGAATAAAGACTCTAAATTAAAGGTTAGAGTGTCTGGAACTATTGAGGTAGATTCTCAATATTTTAATTTAACAAATTCAAAAAAATTAACTCTAACTATTAAGGATGAAAAGATAGATAAAAAAGTGACTTCAATTTCGTATGAAAAGACGAAAGGATTCACTTATAAGGATGAGTTTGATAATGAAATGAATTTTAAAGAGGACTTAATGGAGATAAAGCCAAATAAGTCTTTTCATATAGGTGATGGAAATGAGCCGATGATGTTAAGTGAAACCTTTAAAGGAATTTTTGAAGACTTTACAGATATAATGAGTGATTTTTCAAAGGCAGTCGCAGCTTTAACTGTAACAATTACTTCTCCAGGAAATCCATCTACTGTACCTGTTAATGCTGCATCATTTATTGAAATAACAGCTAAACTGAAAGCTATTAAATTAAAATATAAAAATTTTCAATCTGGTCAATCTTCACTAGATTAGTATTTTTCAATTATTTTGTGTACTTTTATATAAATTTTCTCAAATGTCAGTAGAATCAGAATTTAATCGATTTTTGGCTCTTCAAACCTCTCTAGGTAAAAAGGCACTTAATGCATTATTTCCTAATGACTTTGAAGTATACATTTTTGCATTGGAATTGGTTAATGGAAATCAGCAGACGGAAGATTATTTTATCTTTCCTGTAAATCCTAGTTCTTTTGATGAAGGAAAAACTCCAAATCAAAATATTAAGAAAACTGCAGGAGGTATTACGATTTTAAATGATCAAACATTTAATCCGTCTACAATTAGTTTGACGGGTAATTTTGGTAGGCAATTAAAATTTTTAATAGGTAGTGAAGCTATTAGTTTTGCATCAATAACTGTGAGACCTACAATAGGAGAGAATGCTCCTACATTTAATAGTAAAATCAAAACAGGCTATGGATGTTGCAAGTTAGTTGAAAAGATTATTAATAAATCTAATACTATTGATCAAAAAACTGGACTTCCGTATGCTTTGTATTTCCACAACTTAGCCTTTGGTAATAGCTATTTAATCAAAGCTCTTAATTTTAAATTTTATCAAAGTCAGGAAAGTAATATCCTTTGGAATTATAATTTTCAATTTAAATCTTTGGCGAGAGTTGAAGACATTACGAATCGTACACAAAGATCTATGACAATTGCATTATCCGCAACTAGTGCAATACAAAATAGAGTAAATGCTTTTGGAAATAGTATAAAAGCTGCTATCAAAGACGTAGCAATACCAGATATAATCGATAATATTGAAAGCTTTAAAAATTATATTTAATGGAAGCATTGACTGCAGATCTTTTAGAAGAATTTCAAACATTAACGAAATTTCCTATTTTTGCTTTTTTTAAGAGCTTTGATGATTTTTTGAGTAATGATTATAAGAATATTATCTCTTATTATTCGGGCAATATAACTAATTTGGATAACAATTCATTTAAAAAATTAAACACTCTAAAAGAAGGAATTCAACAACTATTTAGTGTATTTTCTTTAAATAAAAATACATTCGTTGAATACAAATGGTGGATTTTAATAGATCAAATTGAAAAAATAGATAATTTACTCATGATGATTGATAATACTTCTAAATGGTTAAGAAGTACCATTTCAAGAGGTAATTTTAATCCAAATCCAGAAGTACAAATTCCATTTAATCAAGGACAAACATTAGAATCCATTAGTAGAGAAACGTTAGGAAGTACAAATTGGAGCAATACTTGGGTAGATTTAGCTTTAAAAAATGATTTGAGAGAAGAAGATTATACATCACAAGCTGGATTTTTAATTAAAGCGAATTTCAATTTTGCTTTGAATAGCTTCGTTATTACTGCAATTGTAGATAATCCAGTTGGAGAAAGAGTGTTAGGTATTGATTTGGATAAAAAATTACAATTTGTCGATAACGATTTTAAAATTCTCTCTCCTAGAGAAACGTTTGCACAAACTATACAAATCCTCATCTATTTAAGAAAAGGAGACAATCCAGAATTTCCTGATCAAGGAATTGAGCCTAAATTAATAGTAGGTAGCAATATAAGTGCTTTAAATTATCCTATCTTATTCAGACAATTAACTCAAATCTTTAGAACAGACGATACAGTAAAGTCATTTTCTATTAATAGTATAAATAGAGATCAAGATGCTGTTTTTATAGAATTTCAAGTTGAGTCACAATTAGGAACAGTTGAAAATATTTCATTATCAGCTTAAAGAAAATCGACTCAATAATAGCTTTCCTATAGAAAATTTATTATTTTTACGAAAATAAATTCGGTAACCTTTTATTGTAATAAAGGTGAGTTTAGGAATAGTACCAAGCACTAGTGAAGAAAGAAAACAGTTAGTTCTTGAAATTCTTTATGGTAAGACAGATAAAGTTAGTAAAATTACTGATAATTCAGTAGTTGGTGGCTTTGCTGCTGCTATTTCTAAAGTTTCAGGTAAGGCTGAAAAAGACATTATTCAAGCTCTCTCTAAACTATTTCCAGATAATTCCTCAGGCTCTCAATTAGATCAATGTGCTATTACTTATGGTATAGCACCAAGATTTCAGCCGAGCCAATCCTCTGTTTATATTCGAATAGTAGGAAATCCAGGTACTCAATATGTAGCAGGAACACATACTTTTATCTCCTCTGATGGTATTCAATTTGATATTGAAGAAACATCTACTATTAGTAATTATGGATATAATTATGTAAAAGTGAGAAGTGTTGATGTGGGTTTGAAAACAAATGTTAAACCTGCTACTATCAACAAAGTTAATCCAATTCCTACAGGTCATTTGTATTGTGTGAATGAATATCAAGCTACAGGTGGTAGAGATTTAGAAGATGATATTAATTTCAGACAAAGAATAAAAGATGGAGCGAATGTTCTTGCAAGAGGTACTATTGCAATGCTTGAACAAGCTTTTATGTTGATTAATTCAAATGTGCTAAGATTAAATTATCAAGGTATAAATTCAAAAGGTCAATTAAGATTAGCAATTGTAACTCAAAACGGAATTGATTTAAACGCTAATGAAATAAACACACTCCTCACTAGAGGTGAAAAGTTTTTTGGTTTGTCAGAATTAAGACCTTTTGGAAAACATTCTTACGGAATTGAATTAGTTAATATTCAATGGCAACCTTATGATGTTTCATTTAGATGTGAATTATTACCTTCTGCAAATCCAGATCTTGTAAGAATTGATATTCAAACTAAAATGTCCAAATATACAGATTTTAGATATTTTAATGCAGGAGTCGATAAGATAGAATGGGATAATTTATTACAGATAGCTAAGAACACAAAAGGTATGAAATATATTCCTGATGAATTCTTTTATCCACGTGTAGACATTCCAACAGATCCAAATAAATTGCCAAGATTAAGGGGATTTGCTATGTTAAATTTAAATGGTGGATTAATCAATACTTTTCAAGGAACATTGAATCCAGTTTATTATCCGACCAATGTAGACTTTTCTTTTCAACAAACAGTTTTAAGAAATATATAAAATGCCAATTACTCAGAAAATACCTACACAAACGTCAGTTTCTGTAATTGGAAATAATATAACGATCAAGACGTATTATCTTGGTGAAGAACTACCAGAAATACTATTTGCAAAAATTACAGATATAGTTGGTAGTGATAATGGAACTCCTTATATAGAAGGAGAGTTGTTGATTGAAATGTTAAATTATTTACTTCATATTGACTGTTATGTGGATGGTAATGGCAATTTGATTTTGCAAAATAATACAGGAGATACTGAAAAATATAGTATTGATAATGACGGTTATTTAACTTATACATATTAATGCCTCCATTGACTAGTAAAAATTTAGGACTTGTAAGAGCTATTCATTCTGGTACTACAGCGCCAACAAATATTAAAATGCTGTGGTATAATGAGAATGATTATATGCATTATTATTATGATATACCATCATCTACTTGGAAACTATTAGCTTCTACAGGTAGTGGTGGGACTCAAACATTATCTCAGACACTCGCTTTAGGAAATACTACTGGTGCGAATGATATAAATATTACTGCAGGTCGTAAAATCATTTTTAATAATTCAGGATTTACTACAGGGTTACTTGCTAATCCTACATTAGGAGTGAATACTACTGTCTACTTACCTAGTCAATCAGGAACGTTGGCTTTGGTATCAGATATACCATCTTTGGCATATAGTGCCAATTTGGTTATTAAAGGAACTGGAGGTGGTATAGCTTCTGGAATTATTTTTGATAATGGTTCTAGTGTAAGTATTGGTACTACATCTCCTGCTGCTGGTACAAAATTTACAGTTAAGAGTGGCGTTTCGTCAGTTGCTGTAGATATTGTAAATTCAAGTGATGTTTCAAACTTTTCTGTTAGTGATAATGGAACTGTTGTATCAAGATTAGGTTATTGGCTCAATTTACCTACATTTGGTGTTAGAAAAGTTATTTGGGCACCTGAAAATACAAGTTATTTTATAGGAATGCAATCAGGTCAATCTGGCAATATTACAGGTAGTGCTCAAGGAAATAATGGTTTTGGAGCGAGATCATTATACAATATTACTACCGGATATAATAATAATGCTTTTGGATTTGATGCTTTATTTAATCTTACAACTGGTGCTAATAATATGGGTATTGGTTCATCTTCATTATACAATGTTATTGATGGAGATGATAATATAGGTATTGGTTTATTTGCAGGTGCTAATTTATATGATCCTTCAAGAAGTATTTCGATCGGTGGAAATAGTAAATTTGCTAATCCTTCATTTCCTTTATTAAATTTTGGTGATACAATTGTAATTGGTTATGGATCATCTGCCAATTCTAGTGATAATTATGAAGCTTTAATTGGTGGAAATGAATTAAAAATAAGTAATTTATATATAGGTCAAGGTAGATGGAGTGCTAGTTCAGATGCTCTTGGGCCAGTTAAAATACAAGTTACATCACCTGTTCCAAATAGTAATAGTATTGGATTAACAGCTCAATCAAATGCAAATGGTGTCGATTTTATTTTAGCTGGATCACAACCTACTGGATCAGGTAATGGAGGTTCGTTATTATTTCAAATAGCACCTGGTGGAGGAACTTCTGGATCTGCTGCGAGAGCATTAGTTACAACTTTAAAATTAACATCTACAAAAAGTATTATAGCAGGTGGTGTATTAGGAACAACAGCAACTGATGGATTTCTTTATATTTCTTCTGCTCCAGGAGTTCCTACAGGTACGCCAACTACTCAGTCTGGAACAGCGCCGATAGTTATAGATACTGCTAATAATAGATTGTATTTTTATTCTGGAGGAACTTGGAATTATTCATCTGGAGGTGGGGTGACATATTCTAATGGTGCAGGTTTAAATTTAGTTGGAAATGTATTTTCAATTGCTACTAGTGGAGTTGTGAATGCAATGATTGCTAACAGTACTATAGATTTAACATCTAAAGTAACTGGAATACTTCCTCAAGGAAATGGTGGTACCGGATTTGCAACCTATACTAAAGGAGATTTGCTTATTGGAGATACTGGAAACGTTTTAGTTAAATTAGGAGTAGGATCTGATGGACAAGTATTAACTGTTTCAGGAGGTACTGCAATTTGGTCTACAACTTCTTCATTAGGTCCACTTGCTAGTGGTCAGATTTATTTAGGAAATGCTTCTAACGCAACTGCTTTAGTTACTCCATCGGGTGATATTACTATAAGCAATACAGGCGTAACAGCAATTGGTGCTGGTAAAGTTACTAATACGATGATTGTTTCAATGGCTGCATCTAAATTAACAGGTGTAGTAGCAGCAAATCAGGGTGGTACAGGCATTTCTACTTATACTACAGGTGATTTGTTGTATTATGGTGCAAGTTCATTTAGTAAATTAGCAGTTGGTACAAATGGTCAAGTTTTAACTATTGTTAGTGGAGCCCCTGCTTGGGCAAACGCTGGAGCTTCTTCTGGATGGAATTTGGATGGAAGTACTGTAACTTCTGAAAAGTGGTTTGGTACCATTGATAATTTTGACATCCCTTTTAGAACAAATAGTGTTGAAAGAGCACGTCTTACAACTACAGGTCGATTAGGTATTGGAACTGTGGCACCATCGACTATGTTAGATATAGTTTCTACAACAGCTATAGGTGGAATTTCACTCAATTTAGGCGCTGGTGCAGTTGGTATTGCAGTAAATGCAAATAATGCATTAGGTTTAAATATAACATCTAGTGGTGGAGGTATTCTTGTAACGAATACTCATGGAAGTATGTCTGGTATTCAAGTGGTGAATACTGGATCATCTAGTACTGGTATTATGGTTGATACCTTATCAGGTATTGGTATAAGCGTCAATTCAAAGCTTTATACAGCTGGTTTATTTTCACAAACTGGATCATTAACTGCTAATAATACATCAGATCTTTTAGCTCTTTATAGAAATTTCTCTTTAAATGCATTTGATGCTACTGGCTCTGTGTTGCTTTTGAATGACGATACAGCTTCAACAGGTAATTTCTTAACTATTGTTAAGCAAAACGTTACAAAATTAGCAATTAAGAGTACGGGTGTTCTTCAATATATTGATGGCAATCAAGCATCAGGTAAAGTATTAACGTCTGATGCTAGTGGTAACGTTTCTTGGGCAACAGTAAGTGGTGGAAGTTCTTACACTTTTTCTACTGGTTTAACGAACACATCTGGAACTATTACTAATAATTTATCTACTGGCGTTTCTGGAGGTCAATCTGTAATTGGAGGTACGGCAGCTAATAATGCATTAACATTAAGTTCAACAACAAATGCGTCTAAAGGTAAAATATTCTTAGGGACAGCATCTGTTTATAATGAATTTAATGATAGACTTGGTATTGGTACAACATTGCCTGGAGCCAAAGCTGATTTTTATATCGCAAATGGTGGAACTGGTTTAAGAATAACAAACGCTGATGCTACAACAACAGCTGGTGGAACTATTGTAGGCTGGTATTGGTCACCAGTTACTAATGGAACTGATACAAATATTGATTGGTATGAACAAACAGCTGCTGGAGGATTAACGAAAAGAGGTGTATGGCATAAAGGTGGAAATCATACTATTGGTGCTGGTTCAGGTAATGGAGATGCTAAATTACATATAATAGGAACCTTAAAGGTTGAAGATGGTTCTCAAGGTACAGGTAAGATCTTTAGAAGTGATGCGAATGGTTTAGGATCTTGGATTACAGCTCCTTGGATTACTAACGTATTAACAACTATTGCTGATATAATTCAAGCTGATACAGGTGGAACTCCTGTTAGGTTAGCTGGATCAGCTACGGCTGGTACATTTTTAAGATCTGGCGGGTCAGGTTCTCTTAACTCATGGTCAACTTTGGTGTTGCCTAATACGGCTGCTACAAATAATATTTTATATGCTACAGGAACAAATGTAATTGGGTCATCATCCAATTTTACTTATTCTCCTTCTGCAGGTTATGTGGCTATGACAAGTGCAGTAAATGATGCTGTGTATTTAGGTGTTCTTAATACTACAGCTGGAACATTTGCTGGAGCTAAATTATCTGCTTCAAATTCTAGTGGAGCAGCTTTTCAAGTTACAGCTTATAGCTCATCAACAACAGGAAAGTCGAATTCAATAGAGATTATTGGAACAACTCCATCGGGTGGGGCTTTTGATATAATAAGTAATAGTTCTTCTCCTTTGAGAATTTTAATGGGGTCTACTGAAAAAATGAGAGTTGCTTCAGGTGGAGTTTCTATTGGTTCTGGTTCGGACCCTGATGCATCAACAATTGTTGATATAGCATCAACGACTCAAGGGTTAAGGTTCCCTCGTATGACAACAGCTCAGAGAACGGCTATATCAACTACGTCTAAGCCTGGTATTGTTGTTTTTGATACAGACACAAATCAATTAATGGTTACAAATAATTCAGGAACATGGGTAGCTTTATAAATTTGGTAATTCAATAATTAATTCAAATGGCAGTAATAACACCGACAGATCCAGGAGTAGGAAATGATGCATTTTCAGCTATAAGTGCTGCATATACAAGCGCTTCTGATGGAGATTTGATTGATGTAAGCGCATGGGCTACTGGAGATAGATATTTTAATGGTGTAGTGACTACTACAAAAAGAGTTTCTTTTAAAGGGCCAGGTCAAGGACTTGTTTTTAAAAGAAATGATGCTACATCAGATGCTACCGTTCTTGGTTGGTACTATATGATTCGTTATAATATTAATAGCGATTTTCCTTGTGGTATTACATTTTCTGGAGTTACTCTTAAAAGTAAAACGCCAAGTGCAAACAATGGTGCTGATGGATTTTCTATGGTTGCCGATCGCGGGTTAGGATTTACTAATGCAGTTGATTTTAGAGTTTTTGATTGCGGTTTTCAAAATTTTGGAGATGGTGGATTAGAAATTAGACATAGAGATTATTTAGCACGCGGCCTTGTATACAATTGTGATTTCACTCACAATGTTAAAGGTGCAACTGGTCTTGGTCTTGGTTATGGAATCACTATCTATGGTGAAGGATTGAATTGGTACCCTCATGTTGGTTTTACTCTTGGAGGTCCTAATTTTATTTTTATTGAAGATTGTACATTTGACTATCATAGACATTCAATTGCGACTGCTGGCGGCTCAAGACATGTTGTAAGATATTGTGATGTAAGTAATAATATTGCAGTAGCCAACGCTCATTGTTTAGATACGCACGATAGTAGAGGTCCTGGAAATGGTACAAATACTTTTGGATCTCGTGCTTGGGAAATTTATAATAATAATCTTATAAATAGTAAATTTATTAATGGAACCACATTGGTTAGTGGTGCCAATATGAGTAACGTACAAGAAAGATGTATTGGTGCTATATCTGGAGATGGAGTAATTCATGATAATATTTGTAGTGGATATCGTTTTATGATTGGATATAGACAAACTGAATCAACGAGTGCAAATTATCCTTGGTTACAACAAGTTGGATGGATAAGTGGTAGAAGAAGAGGACTTTCTAATACTGGAGTTGATATAATTTCTGGAGATGGAGATGTTTGGGAATGGAATAATACATTTACACCGTACGTTTCTTCTCCTGTTAATTCATCACAGAAAAATTATATATATTCTGATACTGGCCCTGATGGTAATTACAATGCTGTAGATAGAGATTATCATAGTGCAACTAAACCAGGATATACACCATATACCTATCCACATCCTGCAAGATCAATTTAAAAATTAAAAATATGAATCGTTTACAAATAGCAATAACTCAAATAGGAAAAGAAGAAATCCCTAAAGGAAGTAATTGGGGAGAGCATGTGCAAAAATATCTTGCTTCTGTAGGTATTACATTTCCTGCTTCATGGTGTATGGCATTTGTATATTGGTGTTGTAAACAATCAAATCCAAATACTCCACTTATTAAAACAGGTGGAGTATTAGCTCAATGGAATCAGATTCCTATAAAGTATAAAGTGAAAACACCATTACCAGGTGATATATTCATTATGGATTTTGGTGGAGGAAAAGGACATACAGGATTTGTTGAATCAGTAAGTGGTGATGTAATTCAAACTATTGAAGGGAATAGTAATGATGAAGGATCTAGAGAGGGTTATGAAGTATGTAGAAAACCTGGAGGAAGAAAAATATCATCAATGAAAGGATTTATAAGACCGTGAAAAAAAGAACATTAACTAAAATAGATAGATTACTTCTCATTGGAAATTGTATTAAAGCCGTTACTGCTGTAGTAGGTGGTAGTATGGTTATTTCTAACGATCATCCTTATATAACTTTAAGTATCCTAGCAATAGGGGCAATCGCCAATGAAGTTGTGAGTTATATAAAAAACAAAGCTTATGGAGCTTTGATAAATAATCAAGAAGACCAAAATAAAGAGCAAATATGAACTGGAAAAACGTTTTATATACCTTTTTAGCAATAGTGTGTATATTTTTCACATTTTATTTTTATGATCGCTATAAAGAGGCTCAAATTGAAAAAGAGGTACAAGAAAAAGTGGCTCTTCAACTCGAATTGAGTGATTTGAAGAATAAAAATATTTTATTGATTGAAGACAATACTCTTTTGAAAACACAAAAAGATTATTATCTTCAAGTAATTGATCAACAAGAAAAAGATATTGAAAAAATAAATAAGAAATATGAAAAAAATCGTATTATTATCGATAAACTTACTAATTCTGAATCTTTTGACTTATTCACAAGAAACGCAGAAAAGTACAAAAACAAATGATACTTCTTATTCTGTTCCAATAGGAACTATTCGTATCTACAATAGACTTACTAACGAGTATGAAAAGTGTAGTGAAACTGTTGATTCGCTTAATTCCAGAATTAAAAACTACAAAACTATTATAGCGATTGATTCTCTTATAGATAAGAATAATGAGCAGATTTATAAAAATCAAGAACTCTTTATTCAAAGACAAGCTAAGGTGATTGGTGATAATATTAAAAAGGAAGAAAAAAAAGATAAAAAATTAACCTTGGCTAAGGGAGGTATTTTAGTAGTAAGTTTGGTTGCGATTTTGGAAGGTATCTATATAGGAATTAAGTCAATTATTCAATGATTATACAAAATAGAGCGAGTGAGATTGGAGATGTAATTTACATTCAAACTGATGCTCCATTAATAGGTTTAATAGCACTTGTATCGTTTTCAGATGATACAGAAGGAGAATATGCTGATAGGTCTTTTAAGAAGACCTTTAGATATTCAACTGACGGTGTTACTTGGACTCCTTTTGTAGAATTAACTATTCCCAACATAGCTGGTGTTGAAATTAATGCAACTAATACCTTTTATGCTGAATATAGATATGAAAGAATTGGTACTGATCCTACACAAGAATTAGCATTTAATTCTGTTACTCTGAATGGTGTTTTTAAACAACCAGATCCAGATATCATTTATACTAATACTAATTTCAACAACTTCTTTCCGTTAAACAATATTTGTTCAATTGGTTGGTCTGTAAATGTTTTAGAGAAGCTTTATAAGAAGGGAATTTTACCTAATTATATTGAAAGAAATACTGCAGGTGATGGTGTTCAAGATAAAGACTTTATAGATTATTGGAGAGCAGTTACTCACTTTTTTGCATTATTTGTATGTTTAGCGAGAGAATTCCAATATTTTTATAATAATCCAACTCTTCTTTTAGAATATGTTAGACAGAGAGGTATGTTTGCTTGTACAGATACAACTCAGGTTGATTTGTTATATTTAGTAGGTTATTTCTATGATGAAATCAGACAAAGAGGTACAAGACAAGTTTTCTTAAAAAAATCTGATGATAAACCAGTTGATGGTGAATATTTAAGATTGATTCGCTATCATCTTTTTGATGAGTTTGTTTATAATTTAAATAAGCCTGAACATGTAGGATGGAATCTTGATAATTCAAGTCCTCTCTATAAAGGATTAGAGGGTAGGTTGAATATGAATAAGTTTGTGGTAGATTTTATTGAAGATCTTGAAGACTTATCACAATTAAGCATTACACCTGGTTCTGAACCTTATGTTGCAATTTATGAATCATCTGATTCTAATTCTTCATCAAATTCAAACTCAAATTCTAATCATGTAAAAGAAGCTTTAATCATTTATCCATCACAAGAACCTTTTAATCAAACGGTTGGAATTGGTGGATCAACAATTGGATTAGTTTCTTCTGATAAAAGGATTGTTGTAAATCCTCATTTAGATTATGAAATTACGTTCTTGGTAAAGGCTGATATTACACATGATCAAAATATTATCTTTGGAGTGAATACCTTTGATAAGGATGGTAATTTTATCACTTTAGTAAATAATAGTAATCAAACGCCTTCAAATACATTTTTATCAGATGTAACGTTAAATAAAGCCAACAAGTATTATTTTGTGAGAGGAATCATCTATAGAAAAAATTCTTTTCAACCTTATGATTCAACACTTTCTTATGATTATGGAACAGTAGTATTATACGGTTCTGATTATTATAGAGCGAAAAGAAATGTTCCTATAGATGGTACAATTACTGATTTAGGAACTGTTTCATCAGTACCTGGTATTTCATTAGGAACCTCACCTACTTTGTGGAATTTTTGGGAATTATTAACAACTAGTGAAGTTCAAAATGTCCAAAAAACAAATATTGGAAAAGGTAATAATTTGGTATTTCAAGATCATGTAGTATCAATTGATCCAGTTATTTCATTTGATAATTTCAATGGTAGTATCAATAAATTATACATTCAAGATATTAGAGTTCAAATTTTATCAACTCCTTATAGTAAGGGATTTGTACAAGTTTCAAACTTTTTAGAAATTTGGAATACAAATAATAATGCGAACGAATCTGAATATAGTATTGAAAAGAAAACAAAAAAATATTTGATACCATATAATACTGTTTTAAAAGACAATTTTATTCCATCAGAATTGAATTAATTTTTATATTTTTGTAAAAAAATAAATATTATGAGCAATCTTAAATATAGTGAAAACCTCTTCTTAGGAGCAGCTGAATTAAACCGTTCTAACAAATTCATATTTACAGATGGATTTAAGAATTTTTTACTTCAAAATTCAGTTGAATATGGACTTGTAAAAAAAGAAAATGAGGCGTTTATAAATGGATTAGTACAAGAGGATATTGGATTAACTATTAAGATAAATGAATTAGAAGCAATTGATAATGCAGCAAATTTTATTTATAATCCATTAACTACTCAAATAGCAGTACCAGCAGATAATAACTGGTATTGGGTTAAAGTATCTTATACTTTTACGAATGTTGAAAATGGCATATTCTCAATTGACTCTTTTGGAAATTTAGTTTGTACATCAGGTAATGCTGAACTTTTAACAATTCTAAGAGGGCAGCCAAACTTTCCTAGTCGTATTGCATTTAGTAATGCAACTAATAATATTTTTGAGTATGATGTTGAAGAAGTAATTGATAACAACAATGCTACTTTAACTGGAAATTTTATCAATGAAACAGGATTAAAATTAGTTGTAGTTGGAACATTTACTCCAGGATACGTTCCTACTGTAGCAGAAAAGAAAATTTTTCAATATGACTCATGTGTTGTTTCTTTGATTGCTAGTAATACATCTGATGCGCCTGCACATAATATAGGACAAGAATTTTTTATTGCGAGAGTTAAAAATAACGGTAGCATCATTTCTATAGAAGATAAGAGAAATGAAATTTGGAAAACGAATGCAAACTATTTTTTATCACAATTAGATAAGATTGGAAATCCATTAATTGGAGTTGAGCAAATTACTTATGATGATAAATTATCTCCTAAAGTTCAAAATATTGTACAAGTAGCTTGGGCATTCACAGCAGTTGCATTTACGATTAATTTGAAATTAAACAAAATTACCATTAGTGCTGGAAGTGGTGGAAAGTTTAAATCAAATAATTTTTCATCCATTTTTACAGATGGCGATTTTGATGGTTGGAGGTTGTACACATCAAGTGGAAGCTATTTTAAAATCATTTCAAGTATACAAGTTGCTTCTACTATTGAATTATCAATGGAACATTTAGAAGGAGAAGATTTTTTCTCTGATATTGATAGCTTGATCTCCATAGTTCAAGAATTAATCATTACACCAGATGCTGATTCGATTGAAGTTGTCTGTGAGGCTGATCCATCTTCCAATAATTTAATTGCAGTTCAATCAAAGATTTTTAATATCAATTCATCTTATGGTAGAATAGCGTTAAATGTATATGCTTCAACAGGAACTCTTTATAACATTAAGTATCGTTATAAACACATTAAAGATTACTCACCTCTTTTAGTTTTGCCAGATGATTCTATTGGTTTTTATAATGAAAATCAATTTGATGAAGACGGTCAATTTGTTACTACGCCTGTTAGAACAGCATATTTATCAAGTGTAAGTAATGGATTTATACCTCTTATTTTAAATCCAAATGCATATTCTAATTTTATTGCTAACAACTTCTTGGGTGATAGATTAGGTGTAGAAGTATTACAATTATCTAATACTGTACCTTTATTAAAGTTGGTAGTAGGTAGTAGTAGACAATATCAATATTTTGAAGATAAGGATGCATCTGCAATAAGTGATGTGATTACATTATCTCAAGATTTATTTATCAATATTGATAAATTTGACTATGCAAGTAAACTTTGTCGCAATGGTAACTTTTTTATGCTTCATTTTAAGCAAAAAATAGTGTTAAATGGGTTTAATTTAAGAATTGTAACTGATTATGTAAATAATATTAGTTATACGGAATTAAAGAAATTTAATGGTAATGATGAAAGATTTTTGAAAGAGTCAGAAGAAGGTATTTTTATAAGAGCTTCTTTTGATGGAGAAGATTGGGTACTAAATAATGTTAATGAAGTTAAAGCTAAAAATAAATTCTTTAATTCAATTACTCAATACAAAACTCTTATTGGTGGCACAGTTGATCCAGGTATTAATATAAATGGTACGAGCTATCCTAATTGGGATATTATACCTGGATGTCAAATGACTGTACCAAATGATGGATTTAATAGAGTTTGTCAAGTATTAGTTAAAATTAATATTGCTGCATCAAATGGAGTAAATATTGCGAGAGCCTTTTTTAGGTTGAAAAATTATGATACTAATGATCAATTAGATTATGTACAATTTGATCAAAGTAAAGTAGTATCGACTGATACAGTAACTACAACTCTTACTTTACAATATGTAGGAAATATAAGTCCTGGAAACTTGATACAATTACAAACTATTGGATTTGCTGGTTTAGGAGATTGTAATGTACGTGATATTCAATTTTCAATAATAGAATTATAAGATGAAAATATTATATACAGGAGCAACTAAGCAAGGTGCTATACAATTAAATCCAGATCTTTCATTAGGTCATAAAGTGAGTGGATCTCAAATTCCTAATGATATGTTAGGTAATTTATTTCCAAGTATTTCTTCATTATCTCTTCAAATGAAAAAGAGAAATACGAAAATGATTGCCTTTTTGAATGATGAAGGAGAAGATGTGGGCAGTTTACAATTAGCTTTTTCATTACCAACTAATGGTCTTTGTAAATATAAAGTAGCATTTGTTCTTCCAACTATGAAAGGATCTGATGCTTGTTTTGAAGAGATTACTGATACTTCTGCAGTGCCTTATTATGCAACTTTTAATGAAGTTCAAAATGGAACAATTCTAGCTGTTGGAAATTTAGCAGATGGAGCATATTTAGGTATGTGGATTATAAGAGAATTTAATGCAGTTACTAAGAAAACGTGTGCAGATTGGGCACAAGATTTGATTACTCCACCAACAGTTGATGAAAGTGAAACTTTCGAATTTAGTTTAAGTTATTCTAATGATTTTTCTACTTCAATATGATAAAAAGAAAATTAGAAAATAAGCTCGTAGGCTTCGGTAAATACAAAGAAAAAGAATTAAAGTGGGTTGCTAAAAACGACCTTTCTTTTTTTAAGGAGATTCGTAAACTTTATTATCAAAAATATACAGAAGAAAAGAAAAAGGTATATGATAAGTTAGAAAATCTTTTCATAAATACAGGTGTCAAAGAGAATGATGAAGATTTTCAAATATGTGTAGCTGAGGTAGTTGGTTGGTTAAGAAGTAAGAAGAAGAATGAAGAGATTTTTGCTCTTTTAAGAGAAAGATTTGAAGATTATCCAACTGGTTATGGTCAAGAAGTTTTCATGCATGCAAAGACTTTTCTTAGAAAAGAATTTGAGCTTGAAAAAGAGAATATGGTTCATCTTCATTTAATGAGATATGAGCAGATTTGGGATGATAATTTTAATGCGAATTTAGATCACATAAAACCTGGTTATAGAAACGTATTGAAATGTGAGAAATATCTTGTGGCAATGGAAACTCTTTTTCAAAAAGAGAAATTGTTAGGTATCCATTCTAAGAAATTTAGAGAAAAATTAAAAACTAATAATGTAGTAGTTGAACAAAATCAAAAATTCGATTTTGATTTTAATAAGTTGAACTTTGATCAACAATTAAGACTATCTGTTTTATTAGAAAAATGTAAACCAGTTGAAAAGATTAATAGAGAAGTAACTTCTGATGAGGAAGAGAATACTGTAGAGGTGAAGGTGATTGAAGAACAAATATTTGATAATCCGATTCAAAAGAGTAAAGAAACTGATGTTCTCAAAGAAGAGGAGATGAAGATAAAAGAGGAACGAGGTAAATCTTCTTTAGAGGTTCGACAAAACATTAATAAGAGTTTAGAGGATAGAGTAAAAGAGATTTTTGATAAGAAATTTCCAAAGAAATGATTTATTTTAAATAACGTTGGCTTATTAAAAACAAATTGATACTTTTACATTATGATAATCGGTAGTAAAGATGTAGTTCGCTTGTACGAGCTATATTATGCAAAAAAATACGGTAACACTTCTTACAAATTCAAGCCTACTCCAAAGGCTGAACAAATCATAGATAAATTCATTTCCTACTTAGATAATAAATACAAGTTAATTTGTATTGGAGAACATTTTTTGACTAAGTATTTCAATTTTCAATTTTTAAGGATAAAAGATCAAAAGTTTAAACGTTTTGCATCTAAGGATGTAGCAGGTCGTGTTCAGATCTATGATATAGTTGGAGGAAAAGCGATTCAGTATTGGGAAAAGAGAAATATTGAATTTGACTTTATCATTGATCCTTATGTACATGCTCATATTGAATTGCCTGAAATCAGTATAAGTGAAGAAATTGAGAAAAAGAGATTTTATAATTCTGAATTAGGTCTCTCAAACTGTTTAGAGAAAACATCATTATATAATCACAAATCACAACTTTGTATTTTGTGCAAACATAAGATTTCATGTAAAGATTTGTTGAAAAACAATTATAGTCAAATTTATAAAAGTCGGGGATATGCAGTTAAATGAACAATTTTTGGTCGAATTATACAAAGGATGTATAACGTCTAAAAGCTTCTTAGAAATTATTATTAAACACTTACAATTTCATTATATACCAGATGAGTCATATAAAGAGATTTTTCAAAAAATGTCATTGGATTATGAATTATCTGGGACATTACCAACAATTGGTTCCTTAACTCAACACTTTAATAAGAAAGATGAAGTTAAAAAAGTCCTTTTGAAGATTAAAAATACCTCTATAATTGATCAAAAAGATATCTTACTAGATACTTTCGAAAAGTATATTGTCAACGCAATGTTCATTGATTTATATGTAAAAATAGGAGAATTACATAATGATGGGAAACAAGATAAAGCTATTAAGTTATTAGAGATCGAATCTCAAAAAATAGCTAGTTTTTCTATAAAAGATGCACATTATTCAAAAGTATTTGAACAACACGATTCTCGCCTCGCAGATAGATTAGCTAAAAATAAGGAAGGTCACAATACTAGTAAAGTTCCTTTTGGAATTCATCAATTAGATTTTTTTAGTAGAGGTGGTATGACTAAAGGAACCTCTCATTTATTTTTAGGTCGTTCTGGTGGAGGTAAATCAACTATTTTGAGATGGATTGCTTTGTGTGCTGCGAGATTAGGATACAAAGTAGTGCACTTTCAAATTGAAGGTACTGAAGCTGAATGTTTGGAAGCGTATGATGCAGGATGGACTGGAATTGATTTAGCTGAGATTGAATTCGGTTTAGTACCAGATAATAAAATTGAGTCTATTAGAAAGGCGCAACGTGATATTATGGCAAATGGAGGTGAGATTTTTGTGAAAGCTGCAGAGCAATTTGATAGTTTTACAGTAGAAGATTGTAAAGAGATTTTAGATGATATTATTAAGATTCATGGCTCAATAGATTTAGTTATTTTCGATTATTTAGAAGTATTAACAACTAAAGGTAAATTTTATAATTCTGAAGCAGGTGAAAGAAAGAGAAGAGAGGATGTAGCAAACAAAATAACAAATATTGCAGTTGCATACAATTTAGCGGTGGTTACTGCTACTCAAGCAAATGATATCAAACCATCATTATACAATAATCCTGATTATGTAATGACGAGATCTGATATTTCAGAATTTAAAGGAGCAATTAAACCATTCAGTAGTTTCATAACTTTAAATCAAACAGATGATGAATATGAAAATGGTGTAATGAGATTATGGATTGATAAATTTAGAAAGGTTAAAAAACCAAATAAAGCAATTAAAATAGCACAATCTTTAAGTAATTCGAGATTTTATGATGCTAAAAAATCTTTACAATTATTTTGGGATGATAGTGCAAATAAAGCGAAATGAAGTTAAGTGTAGCAGTTTTAAAATCTGTAGTAGGTGATGGACGTATTGATCATAGGGGAGATTTATATGTAAAATGCCCGTGGTGCTCTGAGATGGAGTTCGCAATATCTACTACCAAAGACAATCATCCATTTAATTGTGTAAGAAAAGCTAAATGTGGTGAATCTGGTTATTTATATAAGATTCTTAAAAAATTCAATAGATTAGATTTATTAGGTGGGAACAATATTCAATCCCTTAGATACGATCAAAAACTTGAAGATATCATTAATAAAAAACTTGAAGGTGAAGAATTACAATTAGAGATACCAACTATTGAGCCACCATTAGGTTTTAAAAGAATTAGGTCTAATTATTATCTTGAAAATAGAGGATTTGAACTATTTGATAAGTATGAAGTTGGTACAACAAAATTATTAAGAAAATTCAAAGATAGAGTGATTCTTCTCGTTAGAGAAGGAAATGAAATTAAAGGTTATGTTTCGAGAATAACTAAGGAAAAAGAGGAATTGAATCAAATGGAATTAGCAATAGGTAAAAAAATACCTAGATATGTTAATTCTAAAAATACAGAGTTTAGTAAGTTATTGGGAGGACTTGATGAGATCAATGAATATACTGAAGAGGTGATGCTTGTAGAAGGTATGTTAGGAAAGGAAGGAGTTGATCGTAATTTAAAAATTGAAGAAAAGAGTCCTATTAAGTGTTGTTGTACATTTGGAGCGAAATTGTCTAAGGAGCAGATTTTTAAACTTCAAATACGTGGTATAAAAAAAATTATTTTGTTTTTCGATATTGATGCAATTAAAGTGATTAAAAAGCATGCTATTGAATTGTTAAATGAATTTGATTCGGTAAAAATTATATTTTCAAATTTTAAAAAAGACAATGGAGTACTTAAAGATCCTGCAGATGTGAATGAGAAAGAGATGGACTATATTATGAACAATTATGTAGATCCAATTAATTTTTATTTAAATAAAGTTCATATTCGGAAATTGAAATAATTTTATTTACTTTTATATCCATAAATATAGTCGATGATTCCAGATAAAGAAGTTAAAAAGTCCCGTCATTTAACAGTCCATCAATTATTTGAAGTTTTACAGGAAGAATTTGTGGTTTGTGAACTTAGATCTAAAATTTATCCTAATACACCAAGACCTTTTTCTGAGATTTCTCATAAGGAATATTGGACAGATTTGGCACAGAAAAAGAAGGAGAAAATAATTCATATTGCTCAAAAAAATAATTTATTTTCCATTTTTAACAGTGATAAAATCAAAAAAGATTTTTATGAAAGAATAATTCCAAGTGTTGGATTCCCCAATTTTGTTTATAAAGACGATTTGCAACGTTTAAAGCAAGAAAAGTGGGATATGCATAACTATTATTTACCAAAAAGTGAAGTAATAGTTTACATTGATGGCGAATTAGTTAGAGGAGTTATTAGTCATGTGATATTTAAAAATCACATTGCTTACATTAACATAAATGACATTTTAAAACCTTATGATCTTTCGTTAGTTACTCGTATACTTTATTGATAATCGTTAAAATTTATAATCGTGAACATTAAACAATGGTGCTCTACCAATAAACTGGATGTGCAAATTAATTCCAATATCTGCACAATAAATAATCAAAAATTCCTCATACTAGAAAGGCAGGAAGATGAAAACATGTTTGATCAAGACTTTCATCTTATTCTAACTGATCAAGAACAAACAATTTTATCACAAGTCGATATTGAATTTGTTTTATACCAATTTGGTAATAATTGGTATTATAGTTCTTTGAGTAATTTCGAATTAACTCCTTTTAAATATATTGGGAAAGAGCAAGACCTCATTGATATAGATTTTCCTTTTTTGGGAGTTCATGGAGAATATGAATTATGTAATGGTTCAAGATTATATTCTGATTGGTGTAAAAAAGCAAAATTTCTTAACATATCTTCTTTAGGTATTTCTGAAAAGAATACTCTTGCAGGGACTTTAGCTTTTCAACAAGCTTGTACAAATGCTGGAATTAAGCCTATTTTAGGAGAAACAATTACAGTTCAGCATGAAGGCGATACATATCATCTTAAATTGTTCGTTGAGAACGAAAAAGGATGGAGAAATTTATTAAACATTAATGCACAAATAAAAGTATTTAATTCAGGATTTGTTGAACAATCCTATGTATTAGAAAAATCAGAAGGACTTACATGCGTATTTTCTTGTTCTGATTTGATAATTGAAAGTAGATATCAATTGTATAAGAAAGCTTTTTCTAATAGGTTATATCAGCAATTAGATTTTGTTGAATGGTTAGCTCCAGATAAAGAAAAGAAACACCTAGAAACGCTTAAACATAATATTAATAATTATATTGATTTAATTAAACCAGTTATTATTTGTGACGCTTATTATTTAGATCAAGCTGATAGTGATATCAAACCGATTTTAAATACTATTGGTAAAGTTGATTTTCAAAATACTTCTAAAGATCAATATTTCAAATCATTAAGTGATATAATAGAACAGGCACAACCTTTATTTAAGTCAGAGGTACAATATGAAACTATTATTTCTTTATGTATAGAAAATTTAAATGAAATAAATGATACTTGCAATTTCAAAATTAAATTAGGTGAAATGTATTTACCTAAATATGAAATGAGTAAGGAAGAGAGAGAGCAATTTGAAACAAATGAGGATTTATTTTTCCATTTGATAGAAGAAGGTCTTTTAAGAATAACAAAAACTGAAAGTGAAGAGTATTTAAGTAGAATTGAAAAAGAAATTGAAGTAATCAAATTAGGTGGGTTCATTGATTATTTTTTAATTCTTTGGGATATTATAAATTGGTGTAAAAAGAACGATATTTTAACAGGTACAGGAAGAGGAAGTGCTGTAGGTAGTTTAGTTTCTTATTTGTTAGAAATTACACAACTTGATCCAATTGTATATAATTTACTATTTGAACGTTTTTTGAATGCAGGACGTATTGGTAAATCCATGCCTGATATTGATACTGATTTCGCATCAGATAGAAGAGATGAAGTAAAACGTTACATTGAAAATCGTTATGGTATTAACTATGTAACAAGTATTGGTACTTATGGTACATTTAAAATCAAATCAGGAATTAAAGATATTGCTCGCACATTAGGATATGATGCTAAGACAGCAAATTTTATTACATCTATTATAGATGATGATTTGACTTTTACTGAATTCTTTAAAGATGCAGCTCTGAATAATCCGATAAAAGAGTTTGTGCAAAAATATCCTGAAATCTTTGAAAATTATCCTTTATTAAAAGATCAAGTAAAAAATGCATCCATACATGCTGCAGGTGTAATCATTGTTCCTAAACAGTACAATGGAGAAGAAATGACCATTTATGATTGGTTACCTGTTAAAAAGATTGACGGAATATTGGTAACTGAATGGGAGGGGCCAGTACTTGAAACTGCAGGTTATTTAAAGGAAGATATTTTAGGAACGAAGCAGCTTCAAAAACTTCATACAATCTGCAAATTAATCAAGCAGAATAGAAATATTGATATCAAATTCAATGAAATTCCTTTAGATGATAATAAGGTATATGATCTATTTAGAGGTGGTTGGAATGAAGATGTGTTTCAATTTGGTGCTGCAGGATTAAAAGGATATTGTAGAGAATTGAGACCTGATAATATTGAAGATTTAACTGCAACAGTAGCTTTGTATCGTCCAGGTCCTATGGAGAGTCATGCTCATAAGACTTACATTAAAATTAAAAACGGAGAGAGAGAGCCTGAATACGATTATATGCTTGAGGAAGTAACTAAGAATACTCATTCGATGTATATTTATCAAGAGAGTGTAATGCAGGCAATGCAGATTTTAGGAGGATTTAATTTAGTAGAAGCTGATAATATTCGGAAAGCAATGGGTAAAAAGATTGCTTCTGAAATGGAAAAATACAAAGAACAATTTCTTCAATATGCAATTGAAGTCCAAAAGTGTGATAAATACGAAGCAATACAAATTTGGGAAAAGTTAGAAGCTTTCGCATCTTATGGATTCAATCGTTCACATGCTGCAGCGTATGCTCATACAGGATATTATTGTCAATGGCTAAAATGTCACTTTCCATTAGAGTTCTGGTCTGTCGCTTTAAATTTTTCTAATCAAGATGAGGTTCCTAAAAGGATTGCAGAGATGCATAAAATCTCTGATGTAAAAGTTCTTCCTCCTGATATTAATAAATCAACTAATTCATTTGAAGCAGATAAAGAGACCGGAGAAATTTATTGGTCTATAGGATCTATTAAGTTTATTGGAGAAAAAGCTTTGGAAACAATTATAGTTGAAAGAAAGCAAGGTGGTAAGTTTTTTACTTTCAATGAATTTTATAAAAGGATACCAAAAAGATCTGTTAATAAAAGATGTGTGACTAATTTGATTTTAGCAGGTTGTTTTGATCAGATTGAAAAGATAAAAAATCCTAAAGATAGAATTACATTGTTAACTTATTTTATTAAAGATGTTTGTGGAGATGATTTGCCTGATGATATAAAAGATACTAATAACAATTGGAAAGATTTTTTCTGGATTTTAAAGCAAAAAGATCTAACAGGATTCGGATATTTAAATTTTCAAAACATTTACAATTCTTATATAGCTCCCAATATAGGTCACGAACAAAATCGCTTAACATATATTGATGAAACATTATTTCAAGATGAGAAATCAGTTGGATATGATAGAAGCGTAGTTGGTATTCTAACAAATGTAATTGAACGAAAAACAAAAAATGGAGATTTCTTTGCTGAAATTTCATTAGATTGTAATGATGAAGTGATCATTTGTTTGATTTGGGCGAAAATTTGGCCAGATTGGAGAACTATTATTTTGAATAGTAAAAATAAAATTATTTGTGTGACAGGTAAGGTTCAATTTGATGAAAAATTTAAAAATCAAAATATAGTTCAAACCACTGATACTAGTATTATATATACATTATAATCGTTTATTTTTAAAAAGTAAATAATATGCAAGTAAGAAAAAGAACTGGAGAATTGCAAGATGTATCTTTTGATAAAATTCTAACAAGAATTAAACAACAAATGAGTGGCTTGAATACTGAATGGGTGAGGCCTGAGGAGATTTCACAAAAAGTTATTCAAGGATTAACAGACGGAATTAAAACAAGTGATTTGGACGTATTGGCATCTGAGACTGCAGCAATGATGTCAACCAATCATCCAGATTTTAGTAAATTAGCTGCACGAATCTCTCTTAGTAATCTGTACAAAGAAACATTTAATACCTTTTCTGAAACCATTGATTATTTAGATCGTAGTCTTGACATGTTAGATAAAAATCTTGTACAATTAGTTAAAGAAAACGCTGAAATACTTGATAAAAAAATTGATCATAGTAGAGATAATAATTTTACCTATTTTGGTTATAAGACTTTAGAAAGAGCATATTTATTGAAGGTTGATAAGAAAACAATTGAAAGACCTCAATATATGTGGATGAGAGTAGCTTTAGGAATGTGGGGAGCTAATTTTGAAGAAGCTTTTAAGACCTATGATAGAATGTCTCAAGGGTTTTTTACACATGCTACACCAACTCTTTTCAATTCAGGTACAAGAAGGCCACAATTATCATCTTGTTTCTTAATTGCAAATAAAGCAGATGATATTGAAGGATTATTTGATACTATTAAAGATGTCGCAAACATTTCAAAATGGGCAGGTGGTATTGGAGTTCATATTCATAATGTAAGAGCAAGTGGTTCTTACATTAAAGGAACGGGAGGAGTTTCTGATGGTATTTTACCAATGCTTAAAACATACAATGAGGTAGCTCGTTGGGTTAATCAAGGTGGGAAAAGAAAAGGTTCATTCTCATTCTATTTAGAACCTTGGCATAGAGATATTGAAGCCTTTTTAGATATCAGAAAGAATCATGGTAAAGAAGAAATGAGAGCGCGTGATTTATTCAATGCTCTTTGGGTACCAGATTTATTTATGGAAAGGGTAGAAGAAAATGGTAAATGGACTTTATTTTGCCCTAATGAAGTATTGGAAGCTACCGGAAAAGCTTTACAGGATGTATATGGAGATGAATTTAAAGAACTCTATTTAAAATGTGAAGCTATTGGAATAGGAAAAGAAATTCAAGCGAGAGATTTATGGCAGCACATTATTGATGTTCAAATTGAAACAGGAACTCCATATATTGGATACAAAGATGCTGCGAATAAAAAATCAAATCAAAAAAATATTGGTGTTATAAAATCTTCCAATCTTTGTATAGAAGTAATGGAAGTATCAACTCCTACTGAACAAGCAGTATGTAATTTGGCTTCGATCGCATTACCAAAATTCATTATCAATGGTGAATTTGATCATGATGAACTTATATTTGTCACAAGGCAAATAGTAAGAAACTTAAATCAAGTAATTGATATTAATTATTATCCAACCAAAGAGACCTCTACATCTAATTTTAATCACAGACCAATTGGTATAGGTATTCAAGGATTAGCAGATACATTTGCAATATTAGGATATGCGTTTGATTCTAAAGAGGCGAAAGAATTAAATATTGCAATTCATGAAACCATTTACTATGCTGCACTAACTGAATCTTGTGAATTAGCTGCAAAATATGGTACTTATAGTACATTTGAAGGATCTCCTGCATCAAAAGGCATTTTACAATTTGATATGTGGGATAAAAAACATAATTTATTTTATGATTGGGATTTATTGAAAGAGGATATTAAAGAACATGGTTTAAGAAACTCTCTTCTTTTAGCTGAAATGCCAACAGCGACCACAGGACAAATATTAGGAAACAATGA